GGAGTTGCGAGGGAACCGACAGGCTCCTTCCAGGCGTCAGAGCCGAGGAATCCGAAGCAAAGCTTGAGAACCTTCCTCGACCTATCATAGCGATAGGTCTGGGAATTGAGATCTCCGTACTTCTTGGACCTCATGGTTTTACTACGATTGATAACGAACCCGACTTCACTAGTGCTGTGAAGCCAGGAGTAGTAAAGACCACTCTCACCTGGGTAGAGAATATCGTCCCCGTTGAGGAGGGAAGGGTGATCGGCAGGGTAACCAGCAAGATTGAGGGCACGTTCAAAGCAGATCCGATTAAGGATACACAAGACAACGAACGACCCGAGGTTACCCATCATACTTCCCCTGACAACGGGAAAGGCTATCCTTCCCTCAATGTTCACGCAGCAGTCCCGAAAGCTGCGTACAAACAACCCCGCCTCGCGAGGGGGAAGATCTTCGGCGAGCGTTTCGACAACGGCAAGGACTGCATCCTTGTGCAAATTATCTGTCGACGCTTCGTAATCGCCTGAGATCAGGTCAAAGCCAGGGTGAAGACCACGGCGGAGGGACTCGAAGTGACTTTTTGTCACATCGCCTCGTACCAACCAAGGACGGCGGGAGAGTCGGTTGTAGGCAGATTCATGGACAGGACGTAGAACGTCCTTCATGATCGATGTCTGCATTGTCACGACACGCAACTTCCCCTTCTGCTTGGCGGTACCGAGACGGCACCACGAGACCTCCTCCGCACCCTCCGGGATCTCATGCCCATCTTCCATGGCCGCATGCAAACCCGCCCTAGCCCTATCCGGGATTCCAATGCTGTCGTAGAAGGCCTCAGCGCGGTCCTCAGACCCGCCAATCCTTCCAACAGGCACAGACAAAGTACCTCCCATCCCCCTCTCGAACTCAAAACATCCCTGCTGGTCAGGGACGTACACCCCCTTTCTCTCCTTAAACCACCTCCTTCCTATAATCTTTCTGGTGCGACGCCTAATGTCAAGAAGCACTGCAGGTTCCGTCGTAATCTCCTTACCAGGATGATCCGACCCCCTGTTCAGTGCCCTATCGCACCATTCTTCTCTCGCGATCCGGCCGGCCCGGACGTCGCAATTCCACTTGGGGTCAACTTGTGAACACGGTTC